CCGCTGCCGCCGCCGCTGCCGCCGCCTCCGCCCTCGCCGCCGCCCTCGCCGCAAGTTGGTGTGTCACGTCCTCACCGGCGAGGCGCCGTGTCAAAAGCGCGGCAACTGTGTCAACGGCCTTGTTGCTGTTTTTCCACCAGTCTTCCTCGCACTTGACCTTACGCAGGCTGGCCGATACCGAGTGATCCCCCTCGGTCAAAACCGAGATCAGAAACCTGTCGCGCGCTGCATCGTAATCAATCGGGCCTGCGCAGGCTATTGCCACGGCATGGGCAAATTCCCACGCATCTTCAATCGTTTCAGCGTCATCGAACATTCTGATGTTAAGATCGACCAGCCACGCGGGCCAGCCTGCCGTAACGCAGGTGGTGGTGCTATGCGCGCCGGGTACGAGCGCACTCATCATGCAAACGGTATTCGTGCCGTCGCCCCAAGTGCGTTGTTTAAGCATGCCTGCGGCATGCGAAGCATCAAGCCGTGTGGGGTCAACGGGGATGGTAAGAATATTGGTCATGGTGTTCTCCGAATTGGTGATTGTGGAAATCGCAGCCGCTACGCCCATCAGGCGGTCACGGTTAGCCGCTGTGACAGATGCTAGGTCGTCGGGGTGGGCGCTCATGATACCAGCCCCGGAAAGAAGCCCGGCAGCACCAGAGCCAGCACAATGGCACCGGCTGCGCATTCGAGGGCGAAGATAGCCCGATCAAGCCAATGGTCGCTCATGATGCGACCTCCGCCTTGAGCCGAATTGGCGGGAACATTGCGAGAAGGTCGGATGCCTGCATATCGCGTTCCGCCGCCCACGCCGCCCTCGCCTCCTCCGCCGCCGCCGCCGCCGCCGCCTCCGCTATCGCCGCCGCCGCCAGATCAACGCTATCGTCACCGGCAAGCCAGAGATCCACAGCCGAAATGCAGTCATGCACTCGCTGGTCGGTCGTGAATACCGATGCCCGCTTTACGGCAGGCATGACAGCCGCTAATGCCTCGCGGCGTGGCAGGCACCGCAGCGCCCACAGCGCGTCATTAAGCCCGTTGGCAATCACGATATCGCCAATGCTGAGTTCGGTTGTCAGATCAGTCGTGCCGAGCGCCTTGGTGAGCTTGGCCCACCCCGAAGTGCAGGGACCGTGGGCGCGAATATCGCCTAGTGTGATGGTGCTCATCTTGCCCTCACAATCCAATGTTGCGGTAATGCGTGCCGTGTTCCTGCCTGTCGGAGGGCGCGATATTCAGCGGCTCGACGTACGGCTCAAACGGCGTGGGAATGTCTGTCTCGTGCGGATTGTCAGCCTGCCACTGGTGGGCAAGGTCCTCCGTCACATCTCGGCACGTTCCCTCATCTGGGTTGACGTAGAGGATGTAGCTGCCAACACCCATGAAGCGGCGGCGCATATTGGTGATCGGCTCGCCACGCTGGGCAAAGTCGATGGCATCGGCCTCGGTGTAGGCCATCCGGACATCATCGCCCATGTGGCAGAGGTAGAAATCAAAGCGCGGGGTGGGACGGGTCATGTCGATGCCGCCTTCGGGATAAAGCCCCACGCAAGGCATCCGCCGCGATGGTCGTTATCAATGTAGCCGTCGCCATGACTTTGATATGCGTCGGTCACAACCATGGTTGACCCGTCAATGCACGTAAGCGTCTGACCAGACGCAATGTGCTTGTAGAGCCAAAGGGGAATGAGCCGAATGGGCAATTCGCTGCTCCACAATCCAAAGCCAAGCAATTCGGCTTCGGTGTCTGACAGGTCGGAAAAATCTACCTTCCAAGCGGCAACGCGAGCTTTTGCACGTTCAGCGTTTTTTTTGCGGAAATCGTCGGTCCAACTCCCGTACAGATCGGCTTCGGCAGCAGGACCGAGCGTTGCCGCCGCGATAGACAAAATTTGCGATACTGTGGATTTCATCTTCATCTCCCGTAATCCCAACTGTGCTGCCTCGGCGTGCCGGGGCAGGGCGCTTGGGATGTGTTAGCCGGAGCCGTGGCCGTGGCCGTCGCCGTAGCCGTAGCCGGAGCCGTCGCCGCAGCCGCAGCCGGAGCCGTCGCCGTCGCCGTAGCCGGAGCCGTGGCCGTGGCCGTAGCCGGAGCCGTGGCCGTGGCCGTCGCCGTCGCCGGAGCCGTCGCCGTCGCCGTAGCCGGAGCCGGAGCCGGAGCCGGAGCCGTAGCCGGAGCCGTCGCCGCAGCCGTCGCCGGAGCCGGAGCCGGAGCCGGAGCCGGTCATCTGCTCGTAATCCTCAAACCAGCGATCCATCAGCGCGCCTCCGCCACAGGAGTGGCTTCAATAGTGGCAACCGCCTTGGCCGACGCGGGGATCAACTCCAACGCATCAAGAAGCGTCTGCGTCGGCACCGCGACGGGAAAGCGGCATTCCGATATATTGACGCCGTTAACCGCCACGGCAGACAGGCTGATGCCTTCGCCGGCTTGCCACGACCACAGGCGGCGACAATCGGCGACCTCGACCATGCGCCCGTCCTGCTTGGTCAGGATGCCGAAGAACACGCCGGCCGCGTAAGTGCGGATGATGCACTTCTTGCCAATGTGCGGGGTGAACGTGGCAGACTGCTGCGCGCCAAACATCGCGGCAATCTCGCGGGCTTCTGCGATAGTCAGGTTATCGATATTCATCTCGTCCTCCGTGACGCTGTTTGTGAAGTGACCATACTTGGTCACCTCACTTTTGTAAAGACATATTACACGTGTAAAATCATTACTTGCTGACCGGGGCTTTCGTGAAGGGAGGCGCGAAGTCGATTGCGCCGTCGCCCCCCCGCCTCGGCATCAAAACGCCCACGGCAGGGTAATTTGTATTCCCGAACGAAATCAGAGCAGGTGCCCCGACCTGCGTCGAACAGATCCGAATTGACGTGCCATCGCTATCGGACAGGATATCGGCGACGGCGGCAAACGTGGCCAGATATTTTGGGTTGTACCAGTCGATCACCGACTTATCGTCCGACCCATGCCGGGGGATCACGCGGCGCCAATCGGGGAATGTCGCATCCTTGATCTCCCAGTTCAGCGCGAGGTTAAAGGTGGTCGTCTTGTCATTGTCGGTGATCGCCACCGGGTAGCTGTCGTCGCCGCTCAGTACCACGCGCCGAGGGGCGGTCTCTTTCCGACCGACATTGCACGCTTTCAGCGCGGTGGCATCGAGCTTGACGATGTAGGTGCGGGACGCCTCGCCTTCGATGTCATGGGCGGTGAACAGGCGGTGCCCGTCAGTGGCAGTCAGGGTGACGCCACCCAGCGCGCACGGCTCGATGCAGACGCCATTGAGGTAGTAGCGGGTCTCTTCTTTGCTGACTATCAGTGCAGCAGCGCGGAACAGGTCGGCATTTACGTTGAAGGTCATGGTCTCTCTCCAGAGGTTTGGGTGCCCCCGCCTGCGCGGGGGCTGGTAGATTAGACGACAAGGTTCTTTTTGGCCAGTTGTTGCTCCCACTCGACGAGGAGAATGGCGTCATCAGCGAGGTGGGGCTTAGTGTAGGTGACCTTGTAGGTCAGGTGCTGCGCCTTGAGCCAGCCTTCGAACTGATCGGCCTGCTCGCGATCCACGCACGAGAAGTGACGGGTGATCGCCAGCGGCGGGTTCGCTATGATGACGGTGAAGTGGTACATGGTAGGCTCCTCAGGGTTGGGCGGAACCGTTCCGCCGATGAAGTGACCCTATAGGATCACCTCACCGATGTAAAGTCATTTTACACGAGTGGGGTAGGTGGGCCCTTTAAGCAGGGCATGGATCAGGCGGGCTTCCTTGCTGCCGATCCGACGCCCAAAGCGATTGCTTGAGGCGATGGCTTTATCGACAGCGTTTTTGGAATAGGTGGTCACGGTAGGTTCCTTGGTCATGATGGTCTCCTCTGGGTTGGGGTTGGACGGGGACAGGCGGGGCTTACGCCCCGACCTCGTTGCTGAACATTGCCTGAGCCTGCTTGTATGCGTCGTATGCGAGCTGCTTGCGGCTCTGCTCCGGAATGGTCATCCACTGGCGGAACTCATCATCCGACATTGACGCTTCAAAGCCCCGCAGAGCGTCGTTGAGCATTTCTACGGCCTTGATCACTTCGGTCTTGGTCATTTGCGTTCCCCCCGTTGCTAATGACCCTTTGTATGTTAAATCATTTGACCGGTCAACCCCTCTGTATGATTATTTTACACCTTCTGCGATTTGGTCATCGATGTCGGACTTGGCGTCGATCAGGGTGTGAGACCATCCCCGGCGGAAGTCGTGCTCGTACTCGGCATCGTCGTGCTGCCAGAACCAGATCTTATGGCCGACCCACGGCGAATTTTCCTCGCGGATCACGTAGCCCCGGTAGACCACGACGTTGCTCTTCTTCTTGAAACCGAACATGCCTCTCTCCTTTTGTTCACTTGAGCATCTTGTAGACCACGGACGGCTTGCCGCCCTGCAGCGGGATCTTTTTCGTCTCCTCGATCTCGCCGCCATCGATGGCCGTCTTCAGCATCTCTTCCAGATCGCGGGCTTTCACGGCCCCCTTCAGCTTCTGCAGCAACGCCCGGCGGTGGATCGTCCGGTCAGGCGAAGTATCGATAAACCGAATAATGCGGTTATAAATCTTCTGGGTCTCATTTTCCGCCATGTAGCCACCCGACACACGGGACATATTCTGCGCTGACCACATAGCAATGTCCCTTCCCCAGATCATGTCGTCGCGCTCGACCTCCATACGCCCGCAGCCAAGGGCGTGGATCGAGGCCAGCCGGATGGCGATTTCAGCTGTACGGGCGAAGAACGGCTCCCTCTCCAGATCGAGCGAAATACGCTCAAGGTCGACGATCATGGCATCCCAGACCCCCCGCCCGCCGTTCCAGACCATCGTCTTTGGGGGGCGAGCCGCGCCAATCGGGATAGCCATATCGGCGTCTGTCAGCTGCAGCAGCGTGTTTCGCAGCGCCACCACGGCCAGCGCCAGTTCCTGCGGCACCACGCCATCGTGCAACGGTTCCCGGTCGGCGTTCTTCTTGTTCGTCGAGAACACCAGAAACCGGTTCAGGAAACCGTTGCGGATGTCAGCACCTTCCAGACCCTCGAAGAACTCCTCTGGCGTGCTGGCGCCATAAAGGCTCAGGGCTGGGTTCTCTATCTCGACTGCTGCGCGGCCAGCCCACTCCGGGGTCACATAGCTGTCGAAGCTGGTGCCCCATAGGCTGCGAAGGATCTTGCTGATCGATTGCTCATAGCTCGACGCGTTCTTGTTGCTCAGGCGCTTGAGCCACGCCCCAATCTCGTCCATCGCGCAAATGGCCAGCGGCTGGCGCTGCACGAAATTGATCACCGAGGGCATTGAGATGAACTCGGACGGCCCGATCAGGCTCTTGAGGTTTGCAGCAGTGAGGATGCGCTTTATGGCTTGCAGCGGGAAGTCCTTGCCCGCGCCCGAGGGCGCTAGCCCGATGGAATAGAGGTGCGTTGCCGAGCGTGTAGGGCCGCACACCGCACGCCCGGCAATCGTGCCGATGATCCCGATGGCAGACCCCAGCGCTAGAGGTCTGGACGGGCGGCGGGCACCACCAACAATCCAGTCCATGATCTCGCCCAGCAACCCATTCGGATAGAGCAGACCGTCGGGGATTTCCGAGAACTCGCGCTTGCCGGTCTCAGTCCGCGCAACCTCTTCAAAAACTTCGCCGGTTGCGGGGTCAAATATGGCTTCCTCGGAACTCACCGGAATTTCCGGAGGGTTGCGCGGAGCCTCGACCGGCTGTTCAAATTGGATTACTGGCACTTCGAACCGCTCCGTTCCCATGCCCAGCCGGGACGTCAGGAACTTCACGGCGTCATCGAGCGGCAGATCGAGAGCCCTCATAGTCAGGTCGATGGCGGTATAGCTGTCGCCCGTACCAAAATCGCGGGCACCTTGCCCGGGCATGATCGACAGATTGAGGCCGCGCTCTGACAACGCCCTGCCCGTGCTGGAGGCCCGCCAATGCGCGACAGTCTTGTAAGACCCGGTCGACGTGCGCTCACACCTCGGCAGGCCCAGATCCGGCACCCAGCGGTCGAGATTGGCATAGGCGGCATTGTTGATCACGCGCCAGAGTTTTTGCTCGTTGTCCGGCAGCTGGATGAGAGGCGAAACGTCGCTCGGCTTGATCGGCTTCTGGGTCGATACCTCGACCTGCTCGATGAAGCGCTCCAGATCCTCCTCGCTCAGCACCGGCAACTCGTGCGCGGGCGTGTTCAGCAGGGTCTTGTCGCCCATCCAGACGTAGGGCTGGCCGGTGTCCGGGTGGATCGAGGGCGGGATCACCGTCTGCCGGGTGTCGGTCAGAAGCTCGACAATGGCCGTGCGGAAACCCTTGGTGCGAAGCGGCACCAAATAGAAAGCGCTGTAGCCCCGGCGGCCACGCTTACGAACCGGCGAAGACGGAAGAGAGCTTTCCAGATCCGCGAGGATGTCCGGGTCGTCGGTGTCATAGTCGACGCAGGCGACCATGTGCGTGGCCGTGGCCTTGGTGCCGGTGACGATACCCACGTTTCCGTCGGGCCATCCGGCCCACATTTTGACGACAAACGACTTGGCGGGCTCATGCCGGAACTGCTCCCACTTTTTCATGGGCCACCACTTGCCCGCCCGATACTCGGACGGGGCCTTGCTGTCTGGCGCAATTGGCAGGGCTGAATAGCCATTAGCCATCAGCTGCTGCCACGCGCTGTCGAACGGCGATTTGAACGCGGTGGTGCTCATGGCGGTCTCTCCAGCCCTACCAATCAAAAGGGTGCGTCGTCCGATTTTGCGTTGGTCATCTTCAGGCGTACCTTGTTGCTGTAGCTCACCAGCATGTCGGTGAGTGCCAGCTTGAAGTCGCCGCCCTCATAGATTTTCTCGACCATCGGGGCGAACCTGTCCGCCGTAATGGCGTCCAGATCGCGGATATTGTTGTCCCACAAGGTCGCCATCACGGCAGCCACAATGGCTTCCATATGCTCGCGAATGGCCTCGTCGAGGGCCTTAGCTTCATTCTCTTCAAGGCGGATCGGGCTCATCTGGGCCACTTTCATTGCTAGTTTGATGGTACACAGCCCACACATCCACATCGGGCGCCACTTGCGCCCTTTGGCGGCTATGCCTATCGCGGTCGCTTCGCGCGCACACACGCCACAAATGGTTGGGTATTCAGAGCGACGGCCCGTTAGAACGGGCGCCATTTCTTCGGCTTCTTTATCACGAGAGCGCTGTTCGGCACGTAGCACTTTTCATGATGCTCAGCGCAGTAAGACGACCCATCGCGCTTTTTTTCATTGCAGAAAACGTGCTGGTTCTTTGAGTTCACTCCGATGGAATAGAGGCACTCCCGCACGTGCTCCAACGTAGTCGGGCCCGTGACCGCAGCTTCGCGACCCGAGAATGGAACAACATTTCCCGCGTAAGGCTCCGGGCGGACAAACGCCGGGACAGGAGGCTTAGTAGTGGTTGGCGCCGGGACAGGAGGCTTAGTAGTGGTTGGCGCCGGGATAACTGCGGGAGGGGGCGTATCGCTGTGATCTGGTTTCCCCAGATACGGGACCGGCACCTTTATGCGTTTCTTGCGAGGCGCGCCCGGCTGGCGAGCAGTGGGGAACTTCGGCGCAGACCCGTGGCGAGCCAGCATCTTGCCCGCGTTGACAAGGCGGAAGACCTTGCCGATGATGGAGTTGCGAGTGAATACGACGCCAAACATGATATTGATTTTCCTTGCTGTTTCTGAAGCGCTATTGCCGTCGTGCCATAATTTTTTCAGTTCGGTTTCTATGGCCTCCGTCCATTTATTCGGCACATCATCCATCGTCTTTCGCCTCCATATCCTCAAAAATGTCTGGCCTCAGTTTCCATCGGGGGATGCCCGTGATCTCAAAAATGGGCGTCACATGGCCGATAGGGATCTGTCGCCATTGTGATATTGCGCTCGGGGTTATCATCAGCAGATCGGCCAGCATGGATTGTCTGCCGCGCTCCTCCGCAAACCACAAATAAAGCTCGTGCATGTTTCTGCTCACCGGTTTTGGTGGCTGGCAATATGGAGACACCGCACTCGGGACGTCCACCCCAACATTTTTTCAGGTGACCTAAAAAAGACGTTGACTGGTTTTTTGGGCTGGCTTATCAAACCCCGGTCAGCCCGAGATGCGGGCATAAACGAACGAACTGGAACGCCAAATGCGCAACGAACACTGGCTTATCGACGATGACTTTGACTTGTATAAGCCCAACCCGGGCAGCGGCTCCGCTGAGGTTCAGGAAATTTCCGACTGGCGCACTGCCGCCGTGCCGGAGTTCGCGGACCTGATCAGCCAGAGTTTCCGCAAAGAATTCCCCCACATCACCACCGCAGCCAAGCTCGACCGCGACAGCCTCGTGCGGCATCTTTTTGACGCGTTGGACGACGCTACCTATGACATCAGGACGGAACTGGAGAACGAATAATGGCGATATCTTTGGAGAGCCTCCAAAGGTCCAGCAATACGCTGGAGCCGATGCTGCTGATCTACGGCACCGCAGGCATGGGGAAAACCTCTCTGGCGCTTGAGGCGCCAGACCCGGTCTACATTCAGATCTCCCCGGAGCGCCCGCCTGTCGGCGTCGAAACCATCGGCTTTGGTGAAATTACGTCTTGGGATCAGCTGCTGCAGGCGCTGGAGGCGCTGAACAGTGACGAGAACAATTTCAAGACGCTGGTTATCGACAGTCTCGATGCGCTTGAACCCCTGATCTGGCGCGACGTGTGCGTAGCCAACCAGTGGACGAACATCGAGCACCCGGGCTACGGCAAAGGCTACATCATCGCCGATAAGCACTGGCAACAGCTGATCGAGATCTGCGATTTCCTGCGTCGGACCCGGGGCATGGCGATCATTTGGCTGGCCCTCGCGCTCGCCAACAACCACGAGGAGCCCGGATCGCAGCCCTACAAGCGGTATGACCTGAAGTTGCACAAGCGGGCAGAGGGGCTGATGACGCAGGCCGCAGACGGCGTGTTTTTCATCAACACCAAGGTGGCGATCAAAGAGGTGGAAAGCGGGTTCGGCAAGAAAGCCATTCACGCGGAAGGTGGCGGCACCCGCTGGCTGTTTGCCGATGGTCGTCCTGCTTTTGTGGCGAAACACCGGTTCGTTGGGATGCCGGATGCCTTCATGCTGCCCAAGGGCAAGGCGTGGGCTGAAATTTCCAAGTACCTTCGCATCAACGAAGCCAAGTCCTGAGAGGAATAACGAATGGCACGCCTTTATGATCTGTATGACGCCGGGTTTGATCCCAACGCGATTGAGGCCTCCGCTTCTCGGGAGCCCCTGCCTGAGGACGACTATGTTCTGGTCGTCGAGAAGACTGAACTGGTCGCCAACAAGGGCAACACCGGCTACCGCCTCGACATCACCTACAAGGTTGAGGGCGGCGCACATGACGGGCGCAAGCTTTTCATCAACTATAACGTGCAACACACCAATGAGCAGGCCCGCCAGATTTCCTTGCGGGAATTCAAGTCGCTGATCGACGCCACTGGCGTCAACCCTGAGGCGGCGTTCGAAGACACCGACACGCTGCTCTACAAGCCGTTCCTTGCCCGAGTGGTGCTGAAGCAGGACACCGTCAAGAACGGCTTCGGCGTGCGCGAGGTGAAGATCAACCCGGAGACCGGGCAGCCCTACCCGCCGCGCAATTCTATCAGCGCCTACAAGAACCTCGACGGTTCGGTGCCATCCCAGCCCGCTCCGACACCGGCTCCTCGCGCTGCGGCGCCAGCGGCTGCGGCTGCTGGGCGTCCTGCGACACCCCCGGCTTCGGCGCGCCCTGCAGCGCCTCAGGCTGGCAACCCCTTCGGTCGCCGGTAACCAACAGGCGGGGGCTTCGGCCCCCGTCACCAACCCAATGGAGATAAATATGAGCATGTCGAAGCGTGACACTTGGAACATGTATTTCGCCCATATCTTGCAGGGCATGTTGGCAGACCCGACCAACTCCAGAAACAGCGAAGCCCAAGTTCAGATGAAAATTGGGCAATCGTGGGGTCCGGCGCTGGGTGAGGGCAATGCTGAGCTGGTGCATGATGCTTTGGAATTGATGGACGCAGTTTGGGAGGTTGTCGTCGATAAAATGCCTTTTTCCGATGAAGGGCAATTCTGATGACCGAGAAAAAGCCTGACGTCACCGAGAAACTGGAAGAGATCATCCGCGATTGGGATTGGCTTCATGAGGTGGATGGACCGACCGTCAGAGACGTTTGCCTTGAAGCTCTGCACACAATCCTGCGCCGCGACAACCAACTCCGGATCATGAAGAGAAAGTACGAGAAATGAGCTTTGACAACATGTCAGATCACGATCTGGCCGACGAGATTGGGCAGCTGAACTTCAAGATCAAGGCCGATGAGGCGGAGCTTGACCGCCTCAAGGACGAGTTCAAGAAGCGCGGCGCGTCTATCACCCGGGGTGCCAAGTGGATCGTCTCTGCATCCACGAGTGAGAGCAAGCGTCTCGATACCAAGAAGGTGAAGGACGTTCTGGGCGATGCCTTGGATGACAGCTTCTTCATCACCTCGACGGTCACCCGCGTGTCCACGAAGCCCGTACCGGTAGAGTTCGACTAAATGGCATCGATAACCCGTACCATCGCTCAGAGCATCGTCGACGCCATCTATGACAGCTATGAGCGGTCCAATGGCGAACCGCCCCGTGGGTACCTCGGCATGTCCGGCTTCGGCCATGACTGCAACCGGGCGCTCTGGTACGGGTTTCGATGGGCAGTCGACAAAGAGAAGTTTTCGGGCCGCATGTTGCGGCTGTTCCAAACCGGGCACCGCGAGGAAGCTCGGATGATCGATGACCTCAAGGCCATTGGCATGACCGTCGAGGAGCGCAGCCCGGAGACCGGCGAGCAGTGGTCTCTGAGCGATGTCACGGGGCACCTGCGCGGCCACATGGATGGCATCGCAGTTGAGATCCCGGGCGTAGGCAAGGCCGTCCTTGAATTCAAAACTCACAACGAAGCCAGCTTCAAGGGGCTGGTTTCAAGCGATGTGAAGTCATCCAAGCCGGGGCATTTTCGGCAGCTGATGCTCTACATGCACTTTTCGCAAATACCCCGGGCTCTGTATCTGGCGCACAACAAAAACACCGACGAGCTTTACGCCGAGATCATCGAATATGACCCGGCAGTCGGCGCCGCGCTGGAGGCCAGAGGGCAGAGGATCATCAAGGCGCAGAACCCGCCATCGCGCCTGCATGAAGACCCGACCAGCAAGGCTGCGTACGTTTGCAAAATGTGCTCCGCGTTCGATGTCTGCCACAAAGGGCAGTTCTCAAAGCGCACCTGCCGCACATGTTTGCACTCGACCCCGGTGGAGAACGGAGAATGGCGCTGTGAGCGGCACGACACCGTCCTCGATGTCGAATTCCAGCGGCATGGGTGCTCCAGCCATCGATATATTCCCACGCTCGTGCCCGGGCGTCTGTTGAACGCAAGCGACGATTTCACCCTGACCTACGAGCTATCTAATGGCGCCGCCTTTACGGACGGCTCCACCGAGTGACCGGAGAACGAAATGCTGACCCTTCGCCCTTATCAGAGAGAGAGTATCGACAGCACGTATGCCCATTGGTTTGATGGCGGCGGCGATGGCCTGATCGTCATCCCGACCGGCGGGGGCAAGTCGTTGATCATCGCCCAGATCCTGCAGGAGCTTTTGCACGACTATCCGTTGATGCGGATATGCGTGATCACGCACAGCAAGGAACTGATCGAGCAGAACCACGCCGAACTGCTGAACATCTGGCCGGCCGCCCCTGCCGGGATCTTTTCCGCTGGCGTCGGTCGCCGCGATACCCAGCACCCGATTATTTTCTGTGGCATTCAGTCTGTCTACGACAAGGTGGGCAAGCTGGGGAAATTCGATTTAACGCTCATAGACGAGGCGCACCTTATTTCGAGGAAGGCATCGAGCATGTACGGTAAGTTTTTTGCCGACCTGCGGCAGGTCTATCCTGACATGCGCCTGCTTGGGCTGACGGCCACCCCGTACCGCCTCGATAGCGGTCGCCTCGACACTGGCAAAGACGCCATGTTTGGGAAGATTATCTACGAGGCCGACGTCGCAGATCTGATCGAGCAGGGGTATCTGTCGCCACTGGTATCGAAGGCCACCGAGGCAGAGATCAACACCAAAGGCGTACACAGGCGCGGTGGCGAGTTTATAGCTGGCGAGCTGGAGCGCGCAGCTATGGCTGACGATCTGGTGAAGCGCGCCGCCACTGAGATTGTGGCGCGTGGCGCCAACCGGCGAGCGTGGCTCTGCTTTTGCTCCGGGGTCGATCACGCCATTGCCGTACGGGACGCCCTGCGTGAGCTTGGCATCTCCGCCGAGGAGCTAGACGGCAATACCCCGAAGAAGGAGCGCGAGCG